CGCTCTGGCGACTATAAGGTGCCGTCGGCAAACATGCTGCACTTCCGGTTGTTCGTTAACGGCCAGAGCGAATCACAGTATATGGGCGTCAGTCCGCTGATGAGCCTGGCAAAAGAGATTGACGTGCAGGACCAGTCAAACCGGCTGGCATTGAGCACGCTTAAACACGCTTTGGCACCGACTAACATTCTGTCAATCCCACAAGGGACGCTTAACGCTGAAGCTAAAGCCAACATTCGTGAAGAGTTTGAAAAAGCCAATTCTGGCGAAAATGCCGGTCGGGCAATCGTGCTTGATCAAGGCTTGTCGCTGAGCCAGCTGACGGTCAGTCCCGACATTGCCAAACTGCTTGCCAATACCAACTTCAGCCAGGCTCAGATCGCTAAAGCTTTCTGTGTGCCGGCCGACTATCTGTCAGGCAAGCAAGACGAGCAGTCAAGCATTGAGCAGGTCCGCAGCCTGTATCAAAACTCGCTGACGCTCTATATCAGACCGATCGAAGATGAGCTTACGAGCAAGCTTGGCGTACCGGTGCACTTGGACGTCTCAACGGCGGTCGACATTGACCACCAGCAGTTGATCAGCAACATCGTCAACCTAACGAACGGGACCAATCCTGTCTTGTCGGGCGATGATGCACGCCAGATCCTGGTAGATCGTGGCGTACTGCCAAAACGGACGTACCAGACGGCTACGCCAGGAAATCAAGATTTAGGAGGTGATACGAGTGCCAACGACAACGGACGTACGGACGCTGACAACGGATCTGACGACACGGAGCAGTGATGACAACGGTATGACGGTCGAAGGATACGCCATGCTGTATGACCAGCCGTCAGTCCCAATGCCGTTTGTCGAGTATATCGATCGTGGAGCACTGGACAACGTTGATCTGTCAAAGGTCCTGTTGCTGTATGGTCACGACCTTAACAGCGTTTTGGCCCGCTCGGACGCAGAGAATCTGCAGTTGCGAGCTGACGATAAGGGATTGTGGTTTCGGGCTACGCTCCCCGATACGACACTGGGCCATGACACGTACACCAACGTGGCTAATGGCAATCTCAAAGGCTGTTCGGTCGGCTTTAAGATCGGCGATGACAAGTGGCTGCAGGACAATGACGGCCAGGTTATCCACCATATCCGGTCGTTTGACCAATTGATTGAGATCTCAATCACGCCGATTCCGGCATATACCGAGACCAGCGTGGACGTACAGCGTTCCTTAGAAGTATTTATGAAGGGAGAGCATGAAGTGGAAATTGACTACGACAAGTTGGCTGATGCGGTAGCTGACAAGCTTGAACAACGCTCTGCCGAACAAGCAGACGTTGAAACTACTGATGAAACCGACAAGCAAGACGTGGAAAAACCAGAAGAACCGCAAAAAGAAGAAAAGCCGGAAGAACAACCGGCTGATGATTCTGATTCTACTGAAGATTCTGCTGATGAAGACGAAAAACCTGCAGAAAAACCTGCAGAAAAGGTTGAAAAGCGGTCTGAACCGCATGTATCAATCGTAACTACTGACGTAAAGAAAGAAGGTACCGAAATGCGTGAACTGCATGGCGCAAACGAATCGGCAAAAGACCAATTTGCACACTTTTTGAAAACGGGTGAAGTCACCCGTGACAACACGGCCGGTGGTATTGGCTTGTCTAACGGCCAAGTACTGATTCCACAAGACATCCTGCCAGCCGAACATGAACAACACCAATTCCCACGTCTGGGTAACTTGGTGCGCCAAATTGCCGTTAAGCACACGACTGGTAAACTGCCTGTTTTCCAACCAGGCTCTGGCAAGCTGGCTCTGCACACGGAACTGCAATCCACTGCTAACAGTACGTCACCAGAAATCAAGGAAATCCTGTGGAATCTGAAGACGTACACGGGTCGTTACGTATTTACGCGTGAACTGATCGATGACTCCGATTACAACTGGGAAGCGGAACTGCAAGCTCGCTTGGTCGAATTGCGTGACAACACGGAAGACGATCTGATCGTAACGCAACTGACCAATGGCGTAACGGCAGTTAAACCAACCAACTTAATTGACGACTTGAAGCTGATTTTGGATTCTAAGTTGAAGCCATATGACAGCAACGCCGCATCTATCGTGCTGAGTCAATCCGCCTTTGCTCAACTGGATCAAATGAAGGACTCTGAAGGTCGTCCATTGGTACAACCTAACGTAACGCTGGGTACTGGCAACGCAATCTTAGGCAAGACGGTTACGGTCGTAGACGACACGCTGTTCCCAAGTGCTAAGCAAGGGGACGTCAACATCGTGGTTGCACCACTGCAGAAAGCCATTATCAAGTTTAAGTCCAACGAAATTACGGGCCAATTCCTTGATACCAGCGACATCTGGTACAAGGCTCTGGGCATCTACCTGCGTGAAGACGTTGTGCAAGCCAACAAGGACGTCATCAACTGGGTATCCAGCACGACTCCCGGTAAGTAAAGCGTGTGGAGGTGATCAGCAATGATTGAGACGCAGTCGATGCTTGATGAGCTCTGCTTGGACGCAACCGATGAGACAACGCAACTGATCACCGACCTGTTGAGCCAGTCTGAAAGCATCATCCGTGACTCGGTCGACAAGACCAAGCCGTTAACCACTTATGAGCATGATCCGATCTTTATCAGAGCTGCTAAAACACTGTGCACTCAGCTGTACTATGACCGTGCGCTGACTGGTGGGATGTCACTGGGCTTACAGATGATGATCAATCACTTAAAAGGCGAGGTGGGAGCAGATGGCTACAAACCGAACAGTACCGTATAGCTATCAGCCGTATCAGATGCGGTATACCGCAGAGTTTGGCAGTTTTAGCATGGCTGAGAACAGCATGGGCATCCCAATGCCAACGTTTGTCAGCCAGTTTAAGCTGCACTATGCCCGTGTCAGCCAAACGATCAGTCAAAAGTACGAGGCACTCGGCACGGATTTTGAAAACACTCAGATTCTAGCCGTGCGCCACGACAAACGGCTGACCGACAAGCTGGCCGTGCGGATCAACGGCAAGGTATACAGCATCGTGGATTTGTCAGTACGTGATGATACCTATCTGTCGTACGATCTGATTACCATCAAGCGCTATAAAGCGGGTGGTCAAGATGGCTGACGATATTGAGATGAGCCAGTTCCTTGAGCAGTGGCTTGATCAGGTCAAGTCGATCTCGGTCGACCTGACACCGAAGGAACAGGCTGAAATCACTAAAGCTGGCGCAAAAGTAATGGCAGAACGGCTGACTGCGGTTACCAATGCCAAACACCGTTCCCGTCATAACGACAAAACGTATGGCCATGCCGCTGACCACGTCTCGTATATGGATCGAGACGTGGACGGCGAGGTCAATGGTGCATCTACAGTCGGGTGGGACAATCACTATCACGCCATGAACATGATGCGCTTGAACGATGGCTACAAGGGACATCCTGGCGACCACTTCGTTACCAATCTGCAGCAGGACAAGGCGACCAGTGAGGCCGTCTTAAAGGCTGAAAGCGACAAGTACCAGGAACTGATCAATGACAAGAAAGGGGATGACGACTGATGCTGGCAACAAAACGGGCTAAAGAGCTGATTCTGACTGGAAATTTTAAAAACGTTGACGCTGTCTACATCGGCGTTATCCCGCAATCTGAGATCACACGCACTGACCGGACGATCATACTGATCACGGACGTGCGCACCGACTTGGCGCTTGATGGCAACCTGGACTTCCACGCTCTCGACAAAGAGGTAGAGGTCCAGATTTTTTATGCGCTCGATGCGGATGATCCTGATGATTTTGAAACGTCATTGATCCACTTGTTCGTCCGCGATGGCTGGACGATGCTTGACAATCACGGCCACACGGTTGACCCCAAGACTTATCAGGTAACACAGACTTACTACTTTGATTATTTTGAGATTAAAAAATAGGAGGGCGAAATATGCTACTTCACGGTATTACAACCGCGTGGGTTTTCTTAAAATCCAGCGACGGTAAAAATTTGCTGACTAAAGACCAGGGGCTGTCTGACAACGGTCTGCTGGAGCTGGGCCATGACGTGCTCGGTGTAGCGTCAGCAGAAATCAAGGGCCTTGACGGCTCGAAGCTCGAAAATATCTCAGGCAACAACACGGTACAGTACAGCTATGCTGATCCGCTGAACCCAACGGTTGCTCTGACGATCAACAGCCTTAAGATGGCTACTTATGCCAAGCTGGTCGGCCTGGAAAAGCAGGGTACTGGTTGGCAGATGGCCGACACCAAGCCAGTGGGTGGCTGTGTCGTTAAGGCACCCCATATGACTGACAACGGCTATACGTACTTCTGTTTCCCAAGCGGAAACTTCTTAGGCGGCGACAAGAAGCTCGATTCTGATACCGACTCCAAGAAAACGCCAGTAACGGACTCATTGAGTTTTGCTGCTATTGATGATCCTAACATCAACGATCTGTACCGGATCTACGACACCACCGACACCGACTTTAAAGACGAAGACACGATGTTTAAGGAAATTTTGCCAGACTACGCTACAACTACGGCTAGCCCACACGCCTAAAGGTTAAAGATCGCCAACGAAAGCAAACAGTACTCGTATGAGGGCGGTCGATAGAGGAGAGATAAGATGAAGCTTTATATCAAACTATTTAACCGCAAGTTTGACGTGTCGACGTCTAACGGCAACGTTCGGCGTGTCTACGAGATGCAGCTTAAGGTTGCTAAAACCCAAGCTGAAAAAGATATTTTAAAGCGAGCACAAGACGAGTTGGAACTGGTCCAAGAAATGCCAAAGTTTCTTGGCATCATGCTCAAGCTCAACAAGCAACAGCTTAAACAGCTTGACAACATGGATTTTGAAGCCACGCAAGACGCAGTCGGTTACATCTGCCAACGCATTTTAGGCCGCAGTGATGAGCAGATTGCCGAAGAGGAAAAAGAAGACCCAAAAAAGTAAATTGGAAAGCTCGCGCGTGGAATCTGCAGAATGCGATTGAGGACCTAGACAACAACGAGCGAGAAATGCTGATTCAGCTGCACTGGACGATCGATCAGTACGAGAATGCTGACTACTATCGTTTAGGCGAGGTTATGTCG